CAGTTGCAAGTGGTGGTACGGGCGCGGCTACATTTACGGCTAATGGCATCATTTATGGTAATGGAACAAGTGCGCTTGGCGTTACGGGCGTTGGAACTACGGGTCAAGTTCTTGTAGCTACAACGGGCAGTGCTCCTTCGTGGGGTGCAATTCCATCAACTGCTGCTGTTACATCAATTACGTTTGGTACAACGGGCTTAACGCCATCTTCGGCCACAACAGGCGCTGTTACGGTTGCAGGTACTCTTGTCGCAGCAAACGGCGGAACGGGACAATCTTCATATACGGTTGGCGATTTGCTTTATGCATCAACCACCACTGCATTGTCCAAATTGGCTGCTGTTGCAACTGGTTCAGTATTAGTATCTTCAGGAACGGGAACGGCTCCTGCTTATTCTGCTTCGCCTACGTTAACCACGTCATTAACTACCCCGCTTCTCATTGGCGGAACGACAGCATCGTCTACGCTGACACTGGAATCCACGTCTGGTGCGGGTACGTCCGATAGTATTATCTTTAAAACAGGCAGCCAATCCACCGCAATGACGATTGATACGTCGCAGAATGTGGGTATTGGGACGACTTCGCCAAGTGCGCCTTTAGATGTAATCACAAGTTCTGGAGCGGGTGCAGGACTCCGTGTTCGTCAACCATCAGGAAATGCTACCGGAGCAATCATACAGTTTACGGATAATCCGGTAACTAAACAAATTGGCGCTTTAAACGTAGATAACAATGGTGTGATGGTCTTTGCCGCAGGTTCATCCGGCGGAGAAAAAATGCGAATTGACACCAACGGCAATCTATTAATTAACACAACGTCTGCATCATTAACAAACAGCAATTCCGTAGGTATTCAAGGCGCTCTTGGATTAATTTTTGAAAACCATGCAAACGGGACAGCATCTGGCACTGTTTATCAATACTTTGCTTATAATGGTGGAGTTATTGGTTCTATTACGCAAAATGGCACAGCTGGTGTTCTTTTTAATAATATATCCGACCAACGTTTAAAAAATAACATAGTTGATGCGCCGTCGGCTTCATCTATCATTGATGCTATTCAAATCCGATCCTTTGATTGGAAATCGGATGGCTCACACAACCGCTATGGTGTGATTGCACAAGAACTTAATCAGCTTGTTCCTGAAGCCGTGCATACACCAGTTGATGAAAAAGAAATGATGGGCGTAGATTACAGCAAACTTGTTCCATTGCTGGTCAAAGAAATTCAAGAGCTTCGTGCAAGACTTAAAGCAGCTAATATCGCATAAGGGGACGTACTATGACACTTGATCTTAATATCAATGAAATCAACATCATCCTTCAGGCACTGGGTAACGCACCATACGTTTCAGTTGCAGAAGTAATTGAAAAGATCCGCACACAGGCTCAGGCACAAGTACAGCCTGCACCTACTCCTGAGGAGACTCACTAATGTCGAACACTTACACATGGTCGTTTCCGACCCTTACTGCATATCCTCAGGCCGAAGGTCAGACGGATGTTGTTTTTATAGTTCACTGGGTTCTAACCGGCACTGACGGAACATACACAGGCTCAGTTTACGGCACTGTTGGCCTGACCTATGTGGCTGGTTCGCCTTACACGCCGTATGCCCAGCTTACCGAAGCTCAGGTTCAAGGCTGGACGACAACTGCCCTTGGCGCAGAACAAGTTGCTGCTTTGGAAGCCAACATTGACGCACAGATCCAGCAACAGATCACACCTACGAGCGTTAATCTCCCACCGCCTTGGAGCGCATGATGTTTTCGAAACGTCCTGTTTTGATATTGGAGTCCGATCATGTCTGCAACTGACAACATCGACAGTGGAATGAAGCATTTCATGGACTGGATATCGATCTCAGCAACGATTACGACGCTTCTGGGCTGGCTGACACCGCTTGGTGCATTGCTGCCCATTATGTGGTATAGCATTCGCATATACGAAACTGAAACTTTTCAGCAGATTCTAGGCCGTAAGAAGGACAATACCGATGTCAACGACGACTAATACTGGGTTAAATCAACCTGTATATAATAGCACGTCGCCCACGTGGGATCAGCCGTTAAATTTTAACGAAACAATTCTAGATGCCGTTTTTGGTAACACCACTTCCATCGCGATGCCAACTGGCGCATCATCTACAACTACGCTGACCGGGCCAACATCCACTGGTTCACTTGGTCAAACTCAGGCCATGCGTATTGTTCTGACGGGCTCGTTGTCGGCTAATCAGTATCTTCAAATTCCGGCAGGTATTGGCGGTCGTTGGATTGTATACAATACCTGCACAGGTACATCAAACGTGTACATTACGTCTGGTGGTGGCGGAACGAGTGTTGTTGCGCCACAAAGTTATAACGTGTCCATCTATTCCGATGGCACAAACATTCGTTATACCGATGATGGTTTAACCAATAATTTTGCTACGTTGACGGTGCTAGGCAACACGTATTTGGCGACCCAATCGGGGAGCGTCGGGATTGGTACAACTTCGCCAAGTACTCTTTTGACGGTTAATGGAACTGTGACTGCTACATCCTATTCGGGGGCAGGAACTGGCTTAACCGGAACAGCTTCGTCATTAAACATTGGTGGAAACGCAGCAACGGCAACAAATGCCACCAATGCGACAAATGCAACAAATGCAACAAATGCAACAAATGCAACAAATGCAACAAATGCAACAAATGCGACTACGGCTACTAATTTATCAGGCGGTAGCGTAGCTGCCACTAGCGGTACTTTTAGTAACGGCGTTCAGGGTACAACAATAGCGGGTCAAGGCTTCGGTGTTCGGGTTGTTGCTGGTTCGGGAGATACAGCGGGTCTTATTCAATTTACAAATAATGCAGTTACTGCTCAGTGGTCATCTATTTCATCCACGAATGGCGTTTTAAACCTTAATGCAACTACCACTAACGCAGGTGCAATAAATGCAAGCTCTGTTAATGCGACGTCTTTTTCTGGTGGTCTTGTAACTTCTATAGCGGCGGGTTCTGGTATTAGTGTTTCTGCTAATCAAGGCGCTGTGACTATTACATCACCAGGTATTGGCATTAATCAATCATGGCAAAATGTTTCCCGTGCTCTTGGTTCAACATATACAAATTCGACTGGTAGTCCAATTATGGTTATTGTTTCGGTTTACTCGACAGCTGGTAATTATCAAAACTTAAGCGCCAATGTTAATGGTACTTCATTTTTAATTGGCCAAGATGCAAATAGTGGTGGCGGTACTTATTGCACGGGAACTTTTGTTGTTCCAAATGGGCATTATTATATTGTTACAGGAACAGGCGGCGCGGGTCTTCAACAGTGGGTTGAATTACGCTGATGAATTTTACTTGGACGTTTCCCCAATTCATTGTCAATCCAACATCTGATGGCCTGACCAATGTGGTTACGGCAGTAAATTGGGTGTGCACTGGCACGGATGGCACAATCTCGTCATCTGCATCTGGTACAGCAAAACTAGGTACGCCTAACCCAGCTGAATTTGTCCCGTATGCTGACATAACATATGCAATGGCTTATGCATGGGTTGCTGGTTGTATCAGTATACCAGCGGTAGAAAACGGCATTGCCCAACAGGTACAACAACTTTCGCAACCCGTCTTGCAAACGCAAGCGGCACCATTCTAGGGGTATAACATGGCTTTTGGCTTAGATGATGCGATCAGCGCGGGTCTACAGATCGTCAACAAATTTATTCCAGACCCAAACCAACGTGCGGAGGCGGAAGCCGCTCTACGGTCTTCTCTGCAGGGCTGGGATGCACAACAGACACAGGTAAATGCAAATGAAGCACAATCGTCTTCTATTTTTGTTAGTGGCTGGCGGCCTGCTATTGGGTGGGTTGGCGCACTTGGCCTCGCATACCAATACCTTCTGCGTCCAATCGCCGTTGGGGCGGGGTGGCATGATTTGCCTACTTTGGATCAGTCCCTTATGGAATTAGTAACGGCCATGCTTGGTATGGCTGGTTTGCGTACCTATGAAAAGACGTTGGGTGTCCATGCAAAGTAACTGGCAGCCCTGCTTCGTGCTCGTCCTTCAAAACGAGGGCGGATATGTTGACAACCCCAAAGACCCCGGTGGTGCAACCAACTTAGGATGCACTAAAGCAGTTTGGGAACAGTATGTTGGACATTCGGTAACCAAAGACGATATCAAGGCGTTAACGCCGGAAGATGTCGAACCGCTCTATCGCACAAGGTATTGGGATGCTATAAGCGGCGACGATCTCCCTGTAGGGGTGGATTATGCCGTCTTCGATTTTGCCGTCAACTCGGGGCCGTCCCGCGCAGCGAAAGCCCTTCAAGCGGTTCTCGGTGTTAATGCAGACGGAAAAATCGGGGCCGGTACACTTGGTGCTCTTGAAGCGGCAAACCCTCGTGATGTTGTTACGTCCGTCTGCGAAGCTCGATTAGCTTTTTTGCAAAGTCTTGCCACCTATGATACCTTTGGCAAAGGCTGGTCTAAACGCGTTTCGGAAGTCGAGCGAATTGCTTTTAACTTGGCTAGGTAGTCATGGATTACAACACTTTTGTGCAACAAATCGCTACGATGGCGGTGGTTCCGGTAACGGACACCAACTATCAGATCATTTTACCACAGATGATCTCATATGCCGAGTTGCGGATGCAGCGCGACATCGATTTTCTGTCAACGCAGATTAGCACGACCGCATACTCGTTTACGGCAAACAACAACACGCTGACGGTTCCGCAGTCGCAGTTTGTCACGACCGAAACACTGGAAGTGATCAATGGCTCTGGCGCGTCCTCGCCGCTGTTGCCGGTCACGAAGGAATTTTTGCAGAACGTATATGGCAGTGGCTCAACCGCTGGCCTTCCCACCTATTACGCCGAATATGGCGGTGATGCTGCAACCACCGGCTACACCTCCCAGATCATGATTGTCGGCCCTATTCCTGATTCGGCATATCAGGTGCGCCTGACGGGCACTGTTCGCTCTGCGCCGCTTTCGGCCACGAATACGATGACATACATCTCGACTAATCTGCCAGACATGATGATCATGGCATCCATGATCTACATCTCGGCATACCAGCGCAACTTTGGCCGTCAATCCGACGATCCTGCTATGGCCCAAAGCTACGAGAACCAGTATCAAGCCCTCAAGGCAAGCGCACTGGTCGAAGAAAACCGCAAGAAATACGAAGCATCTGCTTGGTCGTCCTATTCCCCTGCGCCTGCCGCAACCCCGATCAGGGTATAATACATGCCGCATAACACGATTAAGCTTAAGCCGGGCGTCGAGACCAACACCACGTTGGCGCTCAACGAGGCTGCTTATTCGTCTTCGGCCCTGATCCGGTTTCTTCCAGAGCGCACCGGCCTTGGTCTGGCGCAAAAGCTGGGCGGCTGGGTGTCGTATTACAATTCTGCCCTGTCATCTAAAATTCGCGCCCTAAAAGGCTGGGCCGATCTTAACGCCACCAATCATTTAGGCATCGGCGGCGAATCACAGCTCGATGTCCTGACGGGCAATAACCTCGTTGACATCACTCCCCAGATAACGGTCACGAATTCAGCCCCGAATTTTTCAACGACATCTGGGTCAAACACTGTCACCGTTACAGACGCGGGGATTACCTCGTCAGTTCTGGACTTTGTAAACTATGTCACGCCCGTATCTGTCGGCGGACTGATTCTCACCGGCCCCTATGCAATTTACACGGCAAGCGGCACCACATACACGATTAACGCCTCCGCTCTGGCGACGGCAACCGTAACCAGTGGTGGCCTGTCCTACGCGTTCTCGACGACGAGCGGATCGTCGATCATTTCCACGACATTCAACAATCACGGCTATAATGTTGGCGACAGTTTTTATGTCGGCGTTGCGACAGCTTTAGGCGGTTTGACGCTATCTGGCCTGTATACCGTTCTTACCGTTCCAACGGTAAATACGTTTACCTTCTCTGCTGCGAATACAGCCACATCGACGGCTGGCCCCGTTTCAATCAATTCCGGCAACATCCAGTCCACATTTTATGTGGCCCTTGGCCCACAGCCTACCGGCAGCGGTTTCGGCGTCGGCGGCTTCGGCACGGGTGGCTTCGGTGTCGGAACGACCCAGCCTTCGGTGCCCGGAACGCCTATCACAGCTACCGATTGGACGCTTGACAACTTCGGCCAAGACCTAATCGCGTGTCCTGCAGGTGGCGCTGTCTATTACTGGCAGCCCGGCGGCCAGTTGCAAAATGCGCAAATCGTCGGCGGCAATGGCCCACTGGTAAACAGCGGCATCTTCGTCGCCATGCCGGAGCGCCAGATCATTGCATTTGGCTCGTCGTTTACACTTGCGCCTGACCCCCTCCTTATCCGCTGGTCAGACATCGACGACTTCACCCAGTGGAATGCCACGCCTACCAATCAGGCTGGTTCATACCGCATCCCTACCGGTTCCAAGATTGTCGCCGCCGTTCAGGGTCCGCAGCAGGGCTTGATCTGGACCGATCTTGATCTATGGGCAATGCAGTATATTGGTGCGCCATTCGTCTATGGGTTCAACAAAATTGGCTCAAACTGCGGCGCGATTTCCCGCCACTGCACCGGCCAGCTCAACGGCGCAATTTTCTGGATGAGCCAGAAGCAGTTTTTTATGTCGATGGGTTCGGGGCCGCAAAGCATTCCCTGCCCTATTTGGGACGTCGTCTTCCAAAACATCAACACCTCGTACCTTTACAAGGTTGCCTGCGGTGTTAACTCGCAGTTTAACGAAGTGACTTGGTACTATCCATCGGCGAGTTCGACGGAGAATGATTCCTATGTTAAATACAATACGGTTCTCCAACAGTGGGACTATGGCTCTCTTGGTCGTACTGCTTGGGTTGATCAATCTGTGCTTGGGCCTCCCATTGGTGCTGGGTCTGATAATTACCTATATCAGCACGAAATAGGAAACGATGCGGCCAGCGGTACATCGACAACGGCCATGCTGTCTTCGTTCCAGACTGGCTTCTTCCAGCTCAACGAAGCCGATGATCTGATCTTTATCGACCAGATTTGGCCGGACATGAAGTGGGGTACATACAGCGGTTCGCAGAACGCCACGGTGCAGATTACATTCTACGTGACCAACTACCCCGGTGATGCGGTGACGGCCTATGGCCCCTACAACATGACACAGGTAACGGAGTATATCTCCGTCCGCATCCGTGCCCGTCTGATGTCCATTGGTGTGTCTTCCAGCGACGTGGGCACCTTCTGGCGTCTGGGCGCTATCAGGTATCGGTTCCAACCGGATGGGAAATTCTAATGGTGACGTCCAAAGTCCCCATGCATTTGATTAGATGCTTTTTTGTAAGCCTCATGGGCTTCTTCAGGCGTGTCAAAATGGCATCCAAGGTTTTTACTTTTTCCCTCAACCTTAATCCATGCCCCCCATTTTCCACTAGATTTGATCTTGGAAACACCTTTGTATCCAGATGTATTAGATTTTGGAATTTTTCGATTTGCTCCATTTTGAACATGGTCGCATTCTCTCAAATTATTGGCACAATTATTTGCGGGATTTCCATCAATATGATCAATCAACTTTTGTGGCCAACTTCCGGTTATGAAAAGCCAAGCCAATCTTTGAGCATTATAAAGTCGATAATCAATACTAATTCGAACATACCCATTAGTGTTGACACAACCAGCGGCCATGCCTTGTTGTCGGCGGCCCCTTCGATTTATTTTCCATGTAAAGTTTCCAGTTTCTGGGTTATAATCCAGAAGTTCAAAAACGCGGCACGTTGTGATTTCATTTTCCATAATATTATCATGTCATCTCAGATGACATTAGTCAAGTAGGAGGTTGCCATCGCATCCTTAGACGATATCCTGACGACCCAGAAAAACGGTGTGCAGGGCATCAATGCCCTGAACCACACAACGCAAAACCTTGCCGGTACGATTAATACCTATGAAATAACGGCTGCGACATACTTTGCCACACCGATTGGCTGGGTTGCCAAGGTCAGTGTTATCGTGGCTGGAACGACAACGGGCACCATCTATGACGCCCTATCCGTGGCGACGGCAGTTACCGGCTTTCGCTTGGCGGTCATCCCAAACACCGTCGGCATCTACACCATCAATATGCCTGTCAATAAAGGCATCGTCATCACCCCCGGTTCCGGCATGATCGTCGCCGTCTCCTATAGTTGAGGTTGCTATGCCGCTATCGAAGGGCAAGTCCCAGAAAACAATCAGCCACAACATCGGCGAAATGATGCATGCCGGGCACCCGCAGGATCAAGCCGTTGCCGCTGCACTGAATACGGCTCGGCATTCGCGTCTTGCCGGTGGCGGCATGGGTGAGCAGATTGCCTTGGGTCTGGGAGCACCTAAGCACCAGTTGCATGTGGGACCGATCCACAGCCCCGTGGCTGGCCGCACCGATCACCTTCCAATGAACGTGCCGTCGGGGTCTTACGTGATCCCAGCCGACATCATCGGCGCAATGGGCGAAGGCAACACGATGGCAGGCTTCAAGATCGCCAAGCGCATGTTTTCGTCAAAGCCATACATGGAACATGGTGCCACTCCCTACGGGGCTGGCAATGCGCCCTACAATGGCTCCAAAGCTCCGTATAATGCTTCCGGCGCACCGTATAACGGCAGCGCTGGCCCATACGGTTCTCATTTGGCGTCGGGTGGCACAGCGCCGGTCGAGATCGTTGCAGCCGGTGGCGAATATGTTATTGAACCAGATGACGTCACCCGCATTGGCGGTGGGGACATTGACCACGGCCATGAAATCCTCGACCACTTCGTGACCGGATACCGCAAGAAGACGATTGATACATTGAAGAAACTTCCCGGCCCAAAGAGAGATTAAAATGGAACCAACGATTAGATTAGGAACACCCGCCGACGAAACCGCCATGCTAAAGCTGGCGCTAGATGCGTGGGAAGAAAATGGCATCAAGGACGTTAACCCACAAAAGATGCTAGGCATGATCAAGCCAGCTCTTTACCTGTGGCAGGGGCTGGTCGGCATCATCGGCGAACCGGGCGAAAAGATTGAAGGCGCAGTCCTTTTACGGATGACGCAGATGTGGTATTCTGATGCTTGGATGCTCGAAGAGAAGGCAATTTTTGTCGATCCTGAGTTCCGAAGCGCAAAGGGCGGTAGGGCGCGTCGCCTTTGTGATTTTTCAAAGAAGGTTGCTGATGAGCTTAACCTTCCACTAATTATTGGCGTTCTGTCAAATCATCGTACAGAAGCCAAAGTAAAACTATACGAGCGCTCGTTCGGCCCACCGGCTGGCGCTTTCTTCCTATACAACGTCCAGACCGGACACGCGGAGCACTGATATGGGTGGTAAAACTGGAACAACGACTTCAAGCGTAGCCATTCCACCAGAGGTATTGGCTCGGTACAACGCTGTCAATACTCAAGCTCAAGCTACAGCCGGTACGCCGTTTCAGCAATATAGCACTGATCCTAATGCGTTTGTTGCCCCTCTTAACGAGCAGCAGCAGGCTGGTATTAACAATATCAACCAACAGGCTAATGCGGCTCAGCCGGGCTACCAAGCAGGCATGAATACAACTGGATCTGCTATAAACCAAATTAATGCAGGACAAAATGTAGCTCAGCCTTATTTCGGTGGTGCTCAAACAATTGCAGCGGGTGCTATTCCACAATACCAGCAAGCCTCTGGGTTAGCTGCTGCAGCAATGACGCCCTTGCAACAAGCTACATATGCCGCACAGCCAGGGTACCAAGTTGCTCAAGCGGGAACTATGGGTGCGGCTATGGGAACTGGCCAGACCATTGGTGGCCTTGGAAATATTTCGCAAGGTTATAATGCTCCAAACTATCAAGCTGGCGTACAAGGCTATATGAATCCTTATTTGCAGAATGCAATGGGTTCAACGGCTGCAATGATGCAGAACCAAAATCAACAGCAGCAACAGCAACTTCAGGGAAGCGCAATCCAGCAGGGTGCTTTCGGTGGGGATCGTGGCAACGTAGCTCAGGCGGCTCTTATGGGCCAGCAGAACCTTGCTATGGGTCAAACGCTTGGGCAGATGGCTAATACTGGCTATCAGGCTGCAGCTCAAAATTATCTATCCGGTCTTGGAGCACAAGCAGGTATTGCGGGTCAACAGGGTGCTATGTACGGACAGATGGGCAATTTTGCTAATCAATACGGACAACTTGGCGGTCAGGCACAGCAGGCTCTTATCAACGCAGGTCAAGCCCAACAGGCGGGTGCTGCTAATATTGCAAATATTGCAGGTCAAGGCATGAATGCAGCTGGCCAATATGGTGCTTTGGGCACGGCTGCACAAAATGCTGCATTGCAGGGTGTTCCATTATCATTAGCCGCTGGTGCCCAACAGGGAGCACTTGGAGCCGGAGCTCAAACTGCCGGTCTTCAAGGAGCTCAGGCACAGGTTGGCGCGGGTACGTTGGGCCAGCAAACGACGCAGGCCGGACTGTCGGCTCTGTACAATCAGTTCCAGCAGCAGCAGGCCTATCCATTCCAAGTATCGCAGTTCCTCGCGAACATCGCGGAAGGCACCGGCGCTCTGTCTGGCTCGACCACGACTACGACGGCACCGCAGTCGTTCTTCTCCGATGCGCGGCTCAAGGAAGACATCAAGCGCGTTGGCACGGCCAAGAACGGCCTGCCGATCTACACCTTTAAGTACAAGGGAGATGACACTGAGCAGACCCATACCGGCTACATGGCGCAGGACGTTGAAAAGGTTCATCCAGAGGCCGTCGGCGAATCGAATGGCTTTAAGACCGTTAATTATGAACAAGCTTCGAAGCCGGTGCATCGGGCGTTTGGGGGTTTAAATCTAAACCCAGCATCGACCCTGATGGGTGGAATGGGCCAAGGAAGCCAAGACCCATTGGTACTACCTCCCGTCAATGGCGGCGTCGTCCTCAATGGAAATCATGGTGGGCATGACAATGTTGAGCATGGCAGCTTTGGTTTTTCTGACATGGGCGGCCAGCAGGCATCCAACCGTTCTGATGGCGCATGGGCCCGTGGCGGTGCCACAAATTCTGAAGGTGGCGTCGTAGCCCCGCAGCATGCTGCAGAAGGTTATTTTAACGGTGGCGACGTCGTATCGCCATATGATCTATCGGCCATCTTAGCATCGCAGCAGCAGTCCTATGCTCCTTTTGAAAAAAGCGGTATTTATGGCGGCTCCCCAGCCGGTACGCCGGGTGGCAAGGGCGTTGTTCCAGCGGCAAACCTCCCAGTCGCCCATCTAAGCATTGCCAATCCTGCTCGTGCGCAGCAGGGCGACACGCTTATGGGTGACGTGCAGGGTGCCATGAATATTGGCGATACCATTAAAAAGGCAAACGATTATCGCAAGGATATTGTTGGTCATCCTGCCGCGCCTGCACAGGCTGCAATTCCTGCTGACCCAAAAACTGGCGCAGCGGCTGTAGCAGCCGTCCCTGCCCAAAATGCAACTGGCCTAGAGTGGTTAAAAACCCTTGGTCAGCCACAAGGGCAGGCCCACGGCGGCGTTGTCGGTTATGCAGACGGCGGCAGTGTCGATCCGTATCAAACTGATGATCCGATGTCGCAGGTAGTTTCGGATACCGAAAAAGACAAAAGCCAGCATGGCCTCATGACAGCTCAAAATCCTACTGGGCAGTCATCGAGCACAATGGGCGATCTTGGTAAAATTGTCAGTGCAGGTGAAACTGCAGCAACTATTGGTTCTGGCATTGGTAGTGTCATAGCAGCATTGGCACCAATTGGCCTTGCCACCGGCGGTGTTGCTGGCCGCGAACATCATGCAACACTTGGAACTGTCGGCACCGATACGCCAGATGCTGTTGCGCCCGACGATTACAGCGTCAGCGCGGCTAAGGAACTTCTGCGCCAGAATGAAGGCCTCCTTACCAACGCAAAGTATGACACCAATGCATATCGCACTGGCTACGGGTCCGATACGATCACGCAGCCCGACGGCACTGTCGTCCCTGTAACTGCAGAGACATCGATCACAAAGGATGACGCTGAGCGCGATCTGGCTCGACGCACTGCGCTTACACAGCAGGGCATTCAATCCAAGATTGGTGCAGACACTTGGGGCAAGCTTTCGCCGGATACCCGTGTGGCGCTCACCTCGACCGCATACAATTACGGTTCACTTCCAGATGCTGTCGCCGAAGCGGCAAAGTCGGGAGGCCCAAGCGACATCGCTACGGCTCTCAATGGGCTAGGCGGCGCAAACGAAGGCGTCAACGCCGTTCGCCGGTCAAAGGAAGCATCTATCATTGATCCACAAGGCAAGTACGATCCGATGGCTGCCCAGCCAAAGGCATCTGCTACGCCTGCCGCCGCCCCGACAAGTATCGGCGATTTTATTTCAAAGCAGGCACAAGACCCAAATATGCTTTTGTCCATTCTATCTGGACTTGGCACGATGGCTGGCTCTAACAGCCGGTATCTTGGCGCTGCAATTTTACAGGGCATTGGCGGCGGTGCCGATACCTACAAGGGTCTGCAGCAGCAGGGCATCGAGCGTCAGCGGGTGGGCATCGAAGGCCTTAGGGCAAATGCTGAGGTGCAAGCGAAAAACCTTGAAGTTCTTAAGTATTATCAAGGGAATTTCATTCCGGCGCTTAATGCAACGGGTCAAAAAATCTATCGCAATAAGCTTACTGGCGAAGAAGTATCCCCTGAACAATACAATTCCATCATGAGTGGCATTGCGGGGCAGGTAACCAGTGGGGGCGGTGTAGGCGGCGCTTCATCGGTTGCGCTCGGAGCTCCTCCGGCTGGCGGCGTGGTGCCTCCTGCGGCTACGCCTACACCGCCGCCTGCTGGCACAGCCACGCAAGCTCCTGCTGCTACCACAGCCTCGCAATCACCGCCCACGGCGAACAGCGATCCCGACATCGCTGCGCATCAAACGGATTATAATTGGCTGATGCAAAACGCGCAGAAACTTCGTGAGCAGGCGCAGACCTTTGTTGGTGTTAACAAAGATCAACAAGAAATTCTGGAAAACCGCGCAAATGACATGCAAAAGAGGGCTGCCGAATTAATGAATACGACACAAGCGACCGCTTTTGGATCGCAGTATGTCATCCGTCCGGGTTATAACTATCCAAAGGATACGCCATCAGTGCCGATTGACGAAACTACGCCACGGGGGCAGCTCGATCCAAATACCGGCAAAATTATTTCGGCACCGCCGAAATCCCGTGATATTGGGTTTCACTCGACGGGTGGGTTCTATCCAGACACGTATCCACCAAACGCTCTACCTATCGAGAATGGCGATGCTCGTGTAATGGCTCAAAAGGCTGCACAGGCCGGTACTCAACAGGACTTTGAAACAGCAGCCCAAGGCACCCAGACGGGTATTTCCTCGATCATAAAGTTCGCCACAGCGGCGCAGCAACTTGAATCGAAGGGCCTGAACATGACCAAGGCGGAATACTCAAATATGCTCCGTGGTCTTGGCCTTGGATCGGCGGCTGATATGGTGGAAAACCAGCAGGATGATGCTGCCGCTTACACGGCAACAAAGGCCGCACTGGATAGTGCCATTTCAACTTCTAATGCAGCATTCTCGAAGCCCACACAGTCTGAGTTTGGCACAATTGCTGAAAAGGGTTCGCCCAACATTGACGCGCCCGTTGACACGTCCCACAGCCTTGCGCAAACGCGTCTTGCCGGGTTCTTGTGGCAGCAGCAACTCTATCACGACTGGAAGCAGGATCAGCAGACGCAGGGCGTTTCAAACTTTGGCTCATATCTCGACCGTTGGAAGGCGCTGCATCCATCATCCATGTTTGAAGATTCCGCTGATCGCCTCTTGGGTAATTTCAAGGGGCAGGATTTGCCAGCGTCTGAACGACTTACAGAAGGCGTTGTCTATGTTGTTCCAGATAAAGCTTCCACTAATGATTCTAGCGAAGCAATCCGGCAAATTGCAATCGATGAAGGTTTGAAGCCGGGTGATATGTTTACTGCGGTTGGTGTCAAGCATGATAAAAATTCACGCAAGGCTAACTTTGACTTGAAAAAGGTTGACCCACGGGATGCGTACCGCACCCATCTCGCCGCTCCCGGCCTGCAATACGGAGGTTAATCATGGCAAGCGTTAGTTATTCTAATAATCAATCTCCTGCACCTGCATCGCATACTGTTGATTATAATCCTCCGCCTGCCGAGCCTGAATACACCACGACAGAAGTGCCGGACATTGACCCGGCCAGCGGTGCGGCGATTGGTTCGACCACGACCGTCAAGACGCCGGTTCCGAAGAAGTATGAGGATTACCCAACCATTGCGGAAATGCCGCTGAAGGCAAGCTCCCCAATGGGAACCCTTAAGATGATGGCAGGCCTTCCGTTTGCCGAATCGGATGAGGCAACGAAAAACATCATTGCGGCCAACATGCCCAATGCTAAGTTTCGCAGTGATCGGTATGGCAATCCTCTGGTCGAAACGCCGGACGGCACATATCATATCAATCGGCCCGACAAAGCCAATGCGCAGATGTTTTCCAACATCGTCGCCCGTGGCGCTATGGCCATTCCAGCCGCAGCGGCTGCCGAGTTTGTTGCTCCTGCCGCAGTAGCCTCCATTCCTGCTGTAATGGCCGCGCAGGGAGCTGCCGGTGCGGCCAACACCGTCGGTGGCAATTTCATTTCCAATTGGGCTGGTGCTAAACAACAACTAAACCCAAGCCAAGTGGGAATGGATGCTGCTATCAGCGGCCTCACTGCCGGTGCCGTTAAAGGGTTATTCCCGTCCCCTACACCAGAAGTATTTGCTGGTACGCCTTCGGCCTCACAAAAGGTATTTACCAGCGCTGCTCCAGAAATGGGCATCAAGCCGGGCATGAGCACGGCAGGCGCAAACCCGCAAGACATGCTTTTGCATGATCCTAACTTCACGGGTGCCGCAACCCGTATCATGCAGACACAGCCGAACTCTGAGGCTGCCGATGTCATTGAGCAAAGCTTGAATACGCATGCGTCTCAGTCTGGGGCGCGTGTCAAAGCCGATCTTGATGCGAATTTTGGCCCTCTGTCGCAAAATGATGTTGCTGTCGATCAAGGTCTTCAGCAGGCAAAAAAACTTCTCGGCCCACAGCTTGAAGACGTTTTACAGAAGTCTGGGCCAGTTGATTCGTCCGGCGTAGTTGCACAAATTGATTCGCTTCTTCAGAAGGCACCGCCGAACTCCCCCCTTGAACGCGCGTTGAACTCGACCCGCAAGATGCTGGTGGAAGATAACGGCCAGCCATTCATCGCAGGGACGCGCTCCGAGACCCCTACAAAGGGCGGCATTTACACGACTAGCCCACCGCAAGAGTACAAGCCTCCTACCTATGTCTCTGACCCAACAAAGCTGAATGAAGTGAAGAAGGCGCTTGACCGCATGGTCAACGTCGGCGACCCGGAGGCTGGCATTAATGCTGGCAGCATTTCATCCAGCGATCATGCAATCTCCACCGTCCGCAAATCTTTGAATAATACCTTATTCAATCAAGTAGACGGGTACGGAGATTTGATGGGAAAATATTCAAATATCTTCGACATGCTTGACGCCAATGAAATGGGTGCAAATATGCTTGCGGGTGGCAAGAATGCCTTGCGCCCTGAGCAGGTTCAAGCCATGCTTCAGCACCCAGACGCAAATGTCTCATCGGCCTTTAGAACTGGCGCACGGGCATCTGTCGAGAACAAGCTGCAAAGCACCCCAAATGACATTGCTGCACTTAGCAAGATGACAACAGACCCACAAAGCGGTTTGCCTGATTTTACGAGACAGAACCTTGAACTTCTGCATGGTCCAGATGCAGTCAATGCTATTCAAAATACCGCGCAACGCGAAGCTGCATACGCAAGCACCGCCAAGCAAATTCTTGCCGCTAGACAGGCTGGCAGAAGCAGCATTGGTGCAAAAATGATTGATCAGGAACAGCTTCCATTTTTCGAGCCTGATCCGCGTACAAATGCCTTTGGCCTTGCGTTGTCTGCTGGTGTAAAGGCTGCCAACAAGGTTGGCCCAGCACTGCTTGGGAGAACTGGTCCGGAGTTCAGCGAAGGCATTGGAAATATCCTCACATCCCCTCGTGAGGCAGCAACAAAGGCTCTTCTTGATGCAAGCACTAAAGGCCTATCTCCATCAAGTGTTGGGGCGCAGATGATGCTTGCAAACCCAAGCCAGACGGTTGAAGACCGCAATAGAGCGACTGGCGGTCGCATAGGCCGCAAAAGCGGCGGTCGAACAACTGGCGCTGCAAAAGCCAAGGCTGACCAGTTGATTGCCATGGTGGATCGTATTAAGAAGGACGAGGGCAAGGGCACGAAGCCTTTGCTTAACGTGGATGATACAACCATCGCCAAGGCGTTGGAAATTGCAAACAGGGGTATCTAATGGACAATTTAGAAGTAGAACTGAAGCTCACCGTGGCGCACGTCAATGCCATCCTAAAGCACCTTGCGAAGGGTGCCTATGAAGAGGTTTCGGAAGTGATTGCGATGCTTCATTCGCAGGCCAAGCCGCAAGTCGAGGCGGCAACGACAGCGGCACAGGTCGCAGAATAAAAAAGAAGCCCGGTGCAAGCCGGGCTTTTTTATTACACGAATTTATCGTAGGCCAGTTCGCGGATGACGTACCCGCCGAGCTTCGACGAATACCGCGCCACGTCGAACCCATCGTGGTTGTCGCATAGGTACATCACCATAATGGCAAAGATCATGCTGTCGCCGTAGTAGGCGATGATATCGGCTGCCGGGTCGAAGTCGGTCATCCGTTCTGCAACCTTGTGTTCGAAGCGATGAATGTTTTCATCGCCAATCAGGTTGTCAAACATGGGAAGGTCGCTGACATAGACGACCGATTCGGCGAGGGTATTTAGCTCGGTTGGGTCAAACCGAAAGCTTGGGTTAGGTACGAAGACCCTCTTGTATTTTTCCATCTACGAATTCCTGCTCTTCCATAAAGAAGTCCCAAAGGGGCATCTCGGATTTCAACTCGATCAACATACGATCTGCTTCTTCTTTTGTCATATCGTTGTCGATAATGATAGATGGCTGGCGCATAAAGTCGCGGCGTTCGCCTCTAATCTGGAACCACGTCATGATCATAATCCCTCAAAGTCTCACGGGCTTTGTCCAAGGCACCCAGCATGAATGGCGTAAGATCACCCTTTGGCCGCGCACTTTTCGGACGTGTTAGGTCTGATTTATACTCTTCCATAACATTAATGCAAAACACCAATGCCCGTTTATATTCGTCGGAAGCCTTCCCAATCTTGTGGATGAAGTCCGCAGTGTCGGGAAGGTTCTGCTCACGGCAGCGCAAGGCATGGTCGAAGTGCTTCGGGAAACGATCAGCGCGGGGCATTGGCGGCTCTTTCTGCTAATTCTATTTGGCGCATTCTAAAACTTTCCTCTATCGTTGGGCGATGCTCCTTAATAGTTGGGGCGCGTTTCCCATCTGGAATGTCTTTTAATGCTTCTTTTGCAATAGAACCAATAAAGTGAGATGATGCCTTAGTTTTCCAACGATTATATTCAAATTGGATATTAATTAAAGCATCCCTAAATTGGTCCCTTTCTTTTTTAAGGGCCATTAATCCTTCTAAAGCATTGTCTCGGTGGCGTTCTGCATCTGCCAATTTCTTACGAAGCTCCACAACATGGGCAATGGTAATATCATCGGCATGGCGGTCGGCTGGGGCGTACGGCCCCAACCAACGAACATCTGACATCATCTTCTTGCTACGATATCCCGTCATCTCAGGCGCTCCCTTAACGCACATGGTTTTCTAGCTCCATGATAGCACCGACGCCTGCAAACAAACCCAAGATACCACTGAAAAAACACCACATTGCAAGCCATATGGTTGTGGCATTAGATGCAACCGAATCATTTAGGGCATTAGCACACCAGTAGCTGGTTAATACTAAAAAGATTGTTGTTGCCACGTACATCCGAAACTTGCTCATCCTTCCATCGCCTTTGTTAAATCTAAAGTTACGGTTGGCAGATTGGTGGGGCTGGCTTGGCCGCCTAGCTTGGCATATCCCTCAATGTCGTCCCAATGATCGCGGAAGTCCTTGTCGCCGTTAAGAAGACGGGAAAGCTTGACTGAAATCATTTCCAAAGCCTCCTTCTGGCCATCGCTCAGGCGTTCCCAGTTCTTGCCGCTCCGCAGCACGTCTTTAATGGCTTGGCTAAGGTTGGCGTTGTCGCGGTAGTTCCCGTGGGTCTTCTCGCGTGTGTTTAGTAAATTACTCATTTTACCCTCTTTGTGATTAAATTCATGATCTTCGTATAAACGATCCGCAGCCACATAAGCCGCTTCTCGATCTTCGCTTGCGCTTCCGCTTGCTTCCGGCGACGTATCTCCAAGTCCGTCTTGGCGTCGTGCCAATTCAAGTTGGCCCTGTCCCGATCGCGGCGCATAAACAATTCGCACAAGATATCGTAACGCTCTTCCCAGTCGCGAATAATTCGACGAAGGCGGCGTTCTTCCGCCAATGTACCAACTAGTGCTTGCTCCTCGATAGTGTTCCAACGATCATCCTCCCCGTTGCGATGGTGGCCCTTAAGCCTAGCATTCTCAACGCTTAGGTCGGCAACCTGCCGTACAAGGCGTTCATAATCCAACATATTTGGCATTAGTTTTTCCATTCATTTGGTGGGCGCAAGCGAAACTCATTGCCTGCGTTGCTAGTCTCGTAGTGGTTGCTGGTCTCGATCGCACCCACCTCGCGTAACGCGGCGATCTGGGCGCGGACGGTATAACGCTTGCTGTGGACTTCGTCGGCCATTTCCTCATAGGTGCCTGCGAATGTCTCGTAACCATATCTATCAAACAACCGAATCCAAAGAAGCTTGGCTGATGAGCCAAGCCCCAAGTGGTACACGACATCCATAATTGTCTTTAGCATTTTATACTTTCTCGTACTTTGGCTTTAAACCCTTCAAACGCTTGATTGCGCTATCTGGGTGCGATCGGCCAATTAACAAAATAGATTTAACCTGTTCCATCCTTTTGCGTCTGGTAACATATTCATCAACTGAGTTTGTTGCTTCATACTCAATATCTTTCATCACACTTATAATCTTCCAAATCGCATCTTTAATGCAATCCATTGTAAGATCTTCAATATATGAAGCGTTGATGAGTTTTTCGTTCTTTCGCTCATCCCCAAATTTAAAATTGTTGATATACTCTTGGACTAGTTCTCCAATCAGCATGGTGGCATCTAGGGCTATAATATCTTGCTTATCCATTTACTCATCCTCCCAAGGGTGGGGGCTTATGCCCCCTTTGGAACCACTTTAAGAACTTCGAAGCACTTGCCATCTTTTTTGCAGGCATTATAGAGCTTCATCTGCTCTGGCGTCACACCGTAGGTTGCAAGAAGCAAAGCCTCATCGAGAACGGAACGCTGCGAAAGTGAAACCTTGACGTCGTATTCTGCGCCTTCGACAAGATCGGTGCCAAGGGCGATAATCTCAGCCTTGATGGCGTCTTTGGCAACTTCCAAAGCCTTGATCTGTGCGTCGATGTCGTAGTAGCGGTCGGCGAGGGTGCGGTTTGACATCTGAAGTCTCCATTTAAATTTGCGTCAGCGGGTTGCTGATGAACCTGTTATACACTGTCCTTTTCAGGTGTCAAATACTTTTTTGCACGACCTGCAGAAATATTATCTTGCATCCGCACATCCCGATTTGTCCAAGTCCAGCACTCGCCTGTTTCATCTTGGAAACAAACCCATGAGAGGTGATGCTCGAACCCGTAATCGATTAGGAAATGTGCCATCGCTGGGCCTTTTGGCGTGTCCAGTGGCAATGGGGGGTCAATTCGGATCATTTTTTATCTCACACATGATGATACGGATTATGTAGCCTAGCATGCCAAGCGCCCAAAGCAATCCTATCCATTCTGCAATTTCATGATTCGTCACTTCTTGTCCTCCATATCTTCATGACCTCTGCCTCGATGTGAGGCCGCAATTTATCAGGGGTCCGACCAATTTCGGCCCTGCGTTCCAACTTTGTCTCCAGATTAAGTATCCGGCAGGCACGTTCATAGATCGCCAAGCGGCAGGCGGACTGTATCCCTTCAGGCTGGTCCTGCAACGCGACCTTACCAATCATTACATCTTCGATCATTTTGCTAGGCCGCGTAATGAATTGCCAGATATCTTCCGAATGCTTCCCGCGCCGCTTTGTGGCCGAGGGCAATGCAAACAAATCCCCCTGCTTCTTGGGCGGCATATAGGTAATCCTTCTGTCCATCTTGTAGCGAGGACTTGGTGTGGTCCCGCCGCTTCAATTCGCATACAAATGTCGGGCTTCCGGGGATGATAATGTCGGGTGTTCCGGTCACCATGCCTTCAGCCTTTTCAATCTTCACCTTCATTGCCGTCCTAAAACCCTCGTTGCGGGGATGGAAGGCAATTTTGCCCCATGAGTTTGGATAATCACGGCGCATCCTAGCAAAAAATGTAACCTGCTCTAGCGATTCGGTGGCGCATTTGCCCCTGAATGACTTATCGCCATATACGTCAATGCCGGTCGGGAATTTCATCTGGCTTCCTATTGTAGGCCGTTACCTTGTACCACTGCCCATCCTTCTCATAGGTAATGGTGTCGGGTTGCTTGCCACCCAATGCGGTAAACATAGCACGATCTTTGAAGCCTTGCGACCAGTTTGGTGTTTTTGGCACCCAGAACGAGAATTTACGATAGGATGTCCGCACATCGACCCGCCACATCTCGCGCCCGGCCTTGCTTAACGTGTGGTTTACGGACCACTCCTCGACGACGTCGGTCTGCCGCCGGTTGGGGTCGGCCTTCATGGCGTTAAACTCAGCAATCAGCTTCTCGTTAGGGTCAACAATCTCTCCCTTGCACTCCGCGCAGTACCTTGCCGCGATGTCGTTGTCCGCCTCACAGTGGGGGCAGGACTTTGTGGTCCAACGAGATCCGCACTGTACCAATTGTCCTGCTGCGAGTTGCTTTGATTGGCACCGCCGACCGTAATGGGCGGGAATCATGCCATGCTCGGTTTCAATCGTAATACCATCGAGATCGCAAAAGTAGCCAGAGGGGCTGATCTCGAACCCCGATGGGTTTGGCCTAGCTTTAAATTCATTTTCCACCTCGCATAATGGGCAGCGCACCTTCAGATAAAGCGCGTTTTCCTTTGCCTTCACCGTCTTGATCAAGGGGTTAAACACATCGCCATCGGGGCAGTGGCGCTCGAGGTTCTCGGCATAATCTAGGATCAGGCAGTCATCCTTGCCCTCGGACAGGCGCAGGCCTCGACCAATGATCTGCTGAAGCAAGCCCACTGATTCTGTCGCTCGTAGGATTGCAATCAGATCGACGTGGGGGGCATCGAAGCCGGTGGTGAGCACCTGCACGTTGACAAGGTACTTGATCTCTTGGGCCTTGAACCGCGCTATGATGGCGGCGCGTTCCTGACTGGGCGTATTCCCCGTCACAAGGGCAGACAATCCCCGTGGCAGGCTTTCCATGCACTCTTGGGCATGTTGCACCGTGGCGGCAAAGACCATCACCCCTTGGCGTTCTCTGGCCTGCGCCACCACATCCGCAATGATCGCCGACGTCTTGCGGCCTTGGCCGATAAAGGCGCGGTCGATGTCCTCGCTGTCGAACTGATTGCGGCTATTCAGCTCCATGTCGAGGGTGTGGTATGATTCGGCGTGTATCTGCCCGATCACCGGCTTTGTCAGGTAGCCCTGATCAATCAGCTCCTGAGCCGTGATCCGGTCCACACAGACCGAGAAGTACGGATTGATGGTTTCGTGTTCGCCGACCGGCTTGCCATCTGGCCATTGGCCGAAGATGTAGCCAGTCCCCATGCGGTAGGGCGTGGCGGTCATCCCCACGACGCGGATGTTGGCATTCTGTTCGCGAATGGCATTGACGATGTTGCGGATCGTCGGCGTGATCCCGTGGGCCTCGTCGATGACGATCATCCCGAATTGGCTGCCAAAGCGCCTGATGCGGTTCTTTACCGTCAGAGGGGTGCCAAATACCACTGGGTGCTTTAGCGACTTGGCCCCAGCGCTTGCCGAGAAGATTGAGCAGGGGTTGCCGGTCGCGCGGTATTTTTCGCTATTCTGCACGACAAGCTCCGCGCTAGGCGCAAGGCATAGGACGTGTTTGCCGCCAGATATGCGGTGAATAGTGTCCGCAATCGCCGCAATGATGTGGCTCTTGCCTGCGCCGGTAGCCGCCTCGATGCAGCAGGGTTCAGCCGTTTTCTTCACCCACTGGATGATCTGGTCGTGCGCTGTTTGTTGATAGGGTCTTAACATTTAAATCTTCCATTTTATTTAGATTGACCTGTGGCACCATCCATGCCGGTGCACCCTTGCCATTGGGGTCGTAGAGGTATTTGTCCTGCTTGGCTTCGTTGGTTCGTATCCAACCGGCCATTGTGTAGGTAGGCATGCGATTAATCACAAGGACGACAATCTCGTCCTTCTTGTCGTTTGCCCGGATGATCAGCTTGCCATGCTCGTGCTTGGTGGATCGCACCTGCATGACCCCGACATCCGGTGCCTTGAATGTATTCACCGATGGCTCGTAGTAGACATCCAGCCACTTCGCAAAGGCCATTTCGGCGGCTGCCCCATCGACATCAATCTGCCACTGCGAATCGGTTGGCGAGTGCTTGTTTTGAACGAGATTTCCAAGCGACGATATGCTTCGCATGTTGCCGACAAGCCCGGCAACCATAAGTTCGGGCTTGGTTAGTTTAATAATATTCATCACTGTCCTACGAAGATTGTGGGTTGCGGGTCGTTAAAATCAAACAAGTACCAGCAGCAATTATCCTTGCCAGCCGTATTCCCAAACCACTTCACCCGCCCCACCGATACAATTTTCTTGCAGTGCGGCAGGTAAGGCGTGGCCTGCTTGGTGTGCATCCAGTCTGCATCAAATAGCAGCCATGTCGGCCCCCAGAAGAATGACCGCTCGATGATCTGGTGCATCACATCGCGGCCCCAAGGCGGGTTTGTAATCACTAGGTTGGCGCGGTTCATATCTTCGCGTGTCAAAAATGACGCATCTGCCTGTTTCACGATCTTGTGGCGAGGCTCGACGTCATAGGCGGCAACACACTTGTGGCCATGCTTTTGCAAAATGCGGATCAGAGCCCCGTCACCGGCGCAAGGCTCCGCATAGTATGATTCCTTAGGTAGGTGCGAAAGAAGCGGCAGAACCGCTTCCTCCGGCGTCGCATAGGCATCGAGCTTGTGCGGTTTAAAATTGCTTCGCTTGCCCATCTAAATATTTCTCCGCATTCGGAAGCTCACGTTCAATCAGATATTTTTCATAAAAACTTTTTAGAACGGGAAGAACCGTGTGCAAAAATTTACCGTCCCGATCTATTCGCTCCAACGCATCCCCGTATGGCGTCCACTGGTAGAAGTCGCACCAGTCGCGGTCCGTGGCAAAGAGCTGTATCTGCATCTGCGCATAATAGTGGGTCTGCATTGCTGCCGTCTTGAATACCGGCGGTCTCTTGTACCGAATGCCAAACGGGCACTTGATCTCGACCAGTCCGCGATCACCCACCAGTCCATCGGGGCTGGCCCCGAGCCAATGCTCGTATTGGTAAAAGGCGCACGGTTCAACCGTGTTGCCGGTGACCATCTCGTATTCAAGAAGGGCACCGGCCTCGTTCTGTACGCCCCAGTTAGTGGCTATGTTTCCCGTAAACTCACTGGGAGCCTTGTGCCAATCACGAACCATGCGGCGCAAGATGTCCGCTTGATTCGCAAAGGGTGCGATACCGAGGATTGCTCCAACGGCTGAACCGGTCACTCGGCCCTTTCGAATGTTAAACCATTCCTCGGATCGCTGTTCCATTATCTTTCGTCCTTTAAAGGCCAGCCCAATATCTTACAAAGGTCATCGGATGGGTTTACTTCGTCCATTATAATTTTGCGTTCTCGCTCCAAAAGACCAATGACATCGCCAATCAGATCAATTTGAGCGGTTGTGCTAAGTTCATCAAAATAAGATGAAAATGTCACATCACCATCGATATAACCATCCGTCCATAATGTAGCAATTCGCTTGCCTTTATGACGATCTCCGTCCCAACCACGAGAAAATCTATCGGCCATCAAAGCACCTTATAGGCTACGATGGTGCCTGTACCACATTCACGCCACAAGAAATTATAAGCCAAATGTGGTCCGTTTTTTTCGCCACTGCGAAGAAGCACTTCCACAGACGTATCGTCGTGAACCGGACATTCACCGGCAGTGTGCGCCTGCCATCCCAAAGTTCGGATTTTAGACAGGCTTTCCATCTTCTTGTGCAGTTCGCGACCAGCGTTTACAGCATCCTCGAGGATGCGTTCAAGCTTGGTAATACGAACTGTAAGCTTTCCAAGTTTTTCGTCAAAGCTTGGCTCTCTGGTACGAAGCAACTCAACCCAATCTCGGGTATCTGTCTTCTTTTCTACTGTTACTTTTGCAGGACGTCCGCGTTTTTTCTTAATCTCAACCATTTTAATCTCCATATGTTGTTAAAGTGGGGACGGCCCCGAAGCCGCCCCCGTCCCGTTCTAGTCCCCTTAGAACGGAATTCCATCATCGTCGTCTGCAGGGCGTGGCCGTGCAGCCTTGGACGCGTTAGCCTTCGGCGATACCGACGCAATCCAATTGCCGGTCATCTTCTTGCCGTCGTCGCCGACCATATCCCAGATGTTGACCGTGATCTGCATCTGCTTGCCCGAAAGCGCCTTCTGCAGATTGTTGTCATTTGGTGCCTTGCCGCTGGCCACCAGTGCGCCACCGGCGTTCTTGTCGATAGCGAAAAGCATGCGCTTGGCCTTGTCCTTGGCCTTCTCTGGGTCTTTCTGGCGCGGCTTGTCGTCGATGCACCAAATCTTCTGGAAGACCTTGCGGTTCTTGTATTCCGCAGGCGTCAGGACCGACCAGCGGATCGAGACGAACTGGTTGCCATCACGGTCTTCATCGATCTTTGCCTCGTCGATGGCAGCCAGCAGGCCGGTGCCATCGGGGATCGGAGCAAAGTTACCGCCTCCGGTTTCAAATTCGCCGCCGGTCTTGTGGATGTCATCGCCATCCGAGAGGTTCCAATAATCAACCATTTACTTTTTCCTTCTTCAATACAACGCTGAGTGATGGGATATAGGCTTCGAGAGGGTTCTTACCCAGCTCGACAATCAGTGGCTCGGTAATGCCGTAGCGGTTTTTAGACACATTGGCTGCCGCTGCGTGTGTGATCAGCACACGAGTTCCGTCGGAGATGGCTTTCTTGCGGTCGCCATCACCTTTCGTAAAAGTTTCCAGTTTCAAGAAGCCCACGACATCTACGTCATCGACATAGGGTGCCATCGACTTGGCATGCAGGCGCAGGCCGTACTTGCTAAACGAATCATCATCCGGTGGATTTTCAGTGCCGATTTCAACGTGGGCAATGAACACAGTATGCATGCCGCGCTTTTCAGCGAGGATTGCAGCAGCCTTTCGCAAACGCTGATGCATGATCGCGACAGCCTCGCGGCCAGCGCCATAGCCACCAGCAGCCTGCTGGATGTTTGTGGCCTTCTTGTTGTCCTTCGCGATGACGTCCGCGATAAACATGCGCTCCAGAGCCGTAATGCTATCAACGACCAAGGTCTTGTAGCCATGCTCTTCGCCCATCAGACCCTTAAGCTGGTTCCAAAGGTCTTCGACGTCATTAATGACGGGGAAAACATCCGGCTTTAGATTTTCGGGGATTGATTGAACACCATCTTCAGCACGAATAAAGATCGGCTTGGGAAACGAGGCAGCAAGTGTGGTTTTACCCATACCACTATCCCCGCAAAGCGTGACAACTACAGGCCTGTCACCCGGCTTTTTTATCGTATCTAAAATGCCCATTGGCATATCTCCTCTGTTTCAACGTGTTGACAAATGACAGCAGGTTGTGTGATTGTCAACACCACAATATTGAAAGAGGCACAAAAAATGGATTTGAACAATGTCACGATGGAGCGCATAAGGGTGGCGCTCAATGACCGCAACCTCGCAAAGGTTGCTGTCTCTACTGGTCTACACGAGAATACCATTCGCTCTATTGCTGCGGGTAAAAACAATAATCCGCACATGACGACATATGAAAAGCTCGTGAAATATCTTTTTGGGAACCAAGAATAAAATGTCAAATCATCGCGACTTTTGGGAGGCGGGTTACCGCATCTTTGGGCTGCACCCCTTGACCAAGCAAAATAAATGCGGCTGCGGCAAGCATGATTGCAAGGCTATCGGCAAGCACCCGATCATGTCTAATTGGACCTCGGTGCCGGAATGGTCCGAAGAGCAATTGGAAAGCTTCGAGGAAATGGACCACTTCGCCACCGGCTACGGTGTGCTGGTGAAGGGGTTGATCGTCGTCGATGTTGACGCCCGTAACGGCGGCGTCGAATCATATGCGCAGTTGATCAAGGACTTTCCAGAAATCACCGGCGCAGGCCTGATCGTAGAAACAGGTTCAGGCGGCGGATCGAAGCACCTGTACTTCAAAGCTCCCGAAAATGTCGCCTTGGTGCAGCAGCTTGATGCCTACAAAGGTGTTGATTTCAAGTCATCCGGCTACGTCGTCGGGCCGGGGTCGCTGCATGCCAGTGGCAACCGCTACACAATCGCTGTGGGGTCGCCAAATGATATTGACACCGCCCCAGCATCGCTGCTTGAACTGCTAAAGAAGCCAGAACGCTACCGCGCAACCTTTGAAAGCAAGACCGTCGATGTATCATATAATCAACTCGGGGATATGCTCTCGTATATCAACAACGCCGATCTCGACTACGATGTCTGGATCAAGATCGGCATGGCCCTACACCACGCATCCGCTGGTTCGGCCTACGACCTCTGGGAGGCTTGGTCCAGCACATCCAGCAAGCACGATGCCTCAGACATGGCCAAGAAGTGGCACAGCTTTGGAAAGTCAGCCAACCCCGTCACCCTCGGAACCCTCGTCTACTACGCTGAAGAGGGTGGCTGGAAGTGGCCGGTCACGTTCTCGACGAATGAGGTCATTGAAGAGGTAGAGCAGGACGAGATCGATATCAGCGGCATTGACCTGCGTCGCCCACCAGGCTTCGTCGGCGAGGTAGCTGAATGGATCGAAGATCAGGTTCGCTATAAGCGCGAGAACCTATCGGTCGGCGGTGCTTTGATCGCAATGGGCAACCTTATTGGCCTAAAGTATAACGATCCAATCGGCAGCGTGACGTCAAACCTAATCGGGTTCTGCGTCGCGGGATCGGGCACCGGCAAGGACAGCGTCCTCGATGGCGTGGGCGAGATCATGACGGCTGTGGGCCTTAAGAAGGCCTGCTACGGCGCGATCAAGTCAGAGCAGGAAATGGTCCGCAACCTCGTCGAGCACCAGCCCACGTTCTACCTGATCGACGAGATCGGCTACCTGTTTACCAAGATCAAGTCGGCTCAGACCAAGGGCGGCGCAAACTACCTCGAAGGCATTATCGGCATCCTGATGTCCGTTTATTCCAAGGGCAATAGTTCGCTGATGGTCAGCGGCGATGTGCGCAAGGAAATTCGCAAGCAGTTGCTGGCCGAGATCACCCAGATCGACCGGCAGCTTGATGACGCTCCTGACAAGATCAAGGAAGCCCGGCGTGTTCAGTTGGAGCAGGCTTTGAAGTTCATCGAGGACGGCATTCGCAATCCCTTCCTGTCGATGATCGGGTTTACGACCAACACAAACTTTGATTCGACTGTCAACTTTGAAAATGCCACAAACGGTTTCATCGGTCGGTCGTTGCTGTTCATCGAGACCAAGTCGGTGCCCTACGAGAAGAAGCGGTTCAAGAAGCGCCCGATGCCAGATGAGATGAAGGCAACCCTGCAGCAGATCGCATCTGCAGGATCCTTTAGCATGATGCCAGAGGGGCGCATCGAGAACTATGGCTCCAAGGTGTCGGTGCCCTCGACAGACGACGCCGTGGCCCTTCTGGAGCGCTCCAGCGAGGCGCTGCATAATCTGGCCGAGGACGCCTCGGAGCGTAATGGGCTGGAGGCGCTGTATCTGCGCGGCAAGGAGCTTGTGGCAAAGGTATCGTTCATCCTAGCGGCACCGGAAGGTCTGCGCACGGTTGAGCACGTTCGTTGGGCCTATGCGATGATCAAGAATGACATCGAGACCAAGGCCCGTATGGTGATCGGAAACGACCGCCAGAAAGAAGCGCCGGAGGACGCGTTGCTATCCCGGCTGGTTAACCTGATTGACCACGAGGGCGAAACTTTCGGGGTTTTGGTTAATAAACTTAGGACATACAAGAAGGAGGATATTGAAAAGGGGCTGAAGAAGCTTGCAGATAAAGGATATCTAGTCGTCGAAGAAAGCATACACCCACGCAAAAAGATCAAAATCAAACGCTATAGGAAAATTTAATGAGCGATGATAGCTGGTATTTGAAGGCCCAGAGACAATACGACGAATGGGCACGGGAAATGGTGGGCGTTGCTGCAACAGGCGAATCAATCCGCATCATGTTGCAGTTATTTGTGGGCCCACCACCAAAGGCTAATATGTGGGCGAAGTTGTTTAAATTCTTCGTCGATAACGAGATGCTGAAGTGGACAGGCGAGTTTATGCCCACGCAGTCTGGCAAAAAATCATCAAAACTTTATGAGGTATTAAAATGATCGACAAGAATAAGAAGTACCGCACCCGCAACGGTCGTGAGGTTCGGATTTATGCAACGGATGGGAATAGTATTTGGGCAGTTCATGGAGCCATTCTTGTGGAAGATGGTTGGTGGGCAATGTGTTGGGCAAAAGATGGTAAATTTATATGCGGTGGAGTTTATGATGGTTCACCTTCATCTGCGTCTGACCTTGTTGAAGTCAAACAACGCATCAAAAAAACAATTTGGGTTAATATTGATAAACAGACAGATGATTTTTTTGACACAAAAGAAGATGCTGATGAATATGCTTCTCAACACCGCATCGCCTGCGTGAAAGTTGAAATTGATTGTGAAGAAGGAGACGGATTATGACAATCGACCTAAACGAGCACATGAAGAAGAAGACCCAAGAGAAGCATATCAAGGCCTATGACGCGATGGCCAAGGCCATGGATGGCCTGACGGTGGGCACCGTGCTGCACCTGACGTCTACCTTTGTCGCCAATGTCATGTCACAGCTCGATGCTCCGGCACGTATGCAGGCCGCAATGACGTTCTATGGCCAGATCGCCGAGGACAAGAGCGAGGCGGGGCCAGAGCAATGAACGACCATCAAATTTACATTGAGCGGGTCTATGATGGCCGAACGTACCGCTCGATTGGTGAGGAATACGGTCTGACAGAGCAGGAGGCCTATCAGGCCTTCCGCCGCCAGCATAGGAAGGAAAGGCATAAACGCTTGGCGCTTACGTTCCCTGATGGCGTTCTGGTGGACCCCGACGGGATCGGCGAATTCGAGGACGAGTGGACCGTCGAAGAGATGTATAAAAATATGTTTGACACGTCTTTTGATTCGTGAGACAACATCCTTGTTCAGTAAATGGAGATACCAATGTTTTACATCGTGCCAGCAGGCAAGGGCATCGACCACATCGTGGCTACGACCGAATCGTTTATGGCGGCTCGGTTCCACGTCAATTTCTTGAAAAAGACCCGCGACGAGGATCACGACATCGTCGAGATGCGGCGTTATCCATTCGACAACGTCAACGACCACACGGCCCTTCACGACGGACCAGCGGAGAAGGCTATCGACCATAGCCTGTATATGTGATGGCCATTGGCAAGCGCGGTCCGCGCAACCATGGCGGCGCAAGCGTCGGCGGTATTGATCCAAGCAGCAGGGTGCGTCTGGTTTCGTCAAACCAAGCCAAGCGAGAAGCCAGCATCCGAGGGGATCTGGCTTCCGTTAAGCCGAAGGTGACCCTGCCAAAATTTAGTTGGGATAAAAAAGATGACACTGATCAGATATGAATATGAACCGGACAACGTGTGGGCCTTATGGGAGGACGATACGGGGCACCGGTGGTACGAGCACATCGTTATTAATGGGGAGGTACAGTGGTGATGGATATTGTTGAACGGTTGCGCCATGAAGATTGTTGTGATGCTGTGTATTGCAATTGTGATGAATCTGCCGATGAGATTGAACGGTTGCGGGAAGCGTTGAAGGAGATTGCTGATGCCCATATTTCTGGCATTTCTGGCGATGTGGAAAACATACGATATGGACTGATCAAGCGTTATATCATTTTAGTGGACATAGCCCGTGCCGCACTGAAGGAGGGGGAGTGATGAGTGCTGTAGATGACGCAAAAAAATACCTGTCCCTGCGACCACCTATGGAGAACAAAACAATTTTTGCTTTGCATCCAGATGTGCTTGTCGGGGGGCTGTTAGACGAAATTGAGCGGTTACGGGAAGCGTTACGTTATATTTTAACGCACTGCGAATCTGATAGCCCACCGAATGCCAAAGCACTTATACTTTTTGTTAACAACGCACTGAAGGAGGGTGAGTGATGAAAACCGATTTAGAAAAAGCACAAATGCGGATCAAATTTATAAAAGACGACATTCGTAAAATATGCAGTTCCGCCCATTGGACAAGCGAACGCTTGAAAGCCGCAGATGGTAATGTTCCAAAGTATTTTATTGACCAACACGGCATTTCAGCAGACGCGATTAACGAAGCGTATTTTGTTGGGCGACAAGCAGGGCGGTTGGATATGGCAAAAGATATTATGGGCGTGATTGGTGAGGGTGAGTGATGGATATTGTTGAACGGTTAGATGAACATCTGCGGTTCAATGGCAAAGATCAGTTATCCCGTGATGCAAAAAGCGCGATTGAGCGGTTACGGGAAGCGTTACGTTATATTTTAACGCACTGCGAATCTGATAGCCCACCGAATGCCAAAGCACTTATACTTTTTGTTAACAACGCACTGAAGGAGGGTGAGTGATGTATGATATTGTAGAACGGCTACGGAAACGCGCAGCCACTTGGGTATCTGTTGGTTGGGGCAACAATGACATCTTTGATGAAGCCGCCAATACGATTGAACAATTGCGCGTTGTATTGCAACAAATTGCAGACATTGAGCATGAAGACATACCTACGCCCCAAACATCTAATGAAAGCGTGACATGGATTGTTCTAGCGATGGCAGTGGGCCTTGCTGAAAAAGCACTGAAGGAAAATGAGTGATGGAAAGTTATATGGACGTTTTGAAAGATCGCGCCGATCAAGAAGAATGCTACGCTTGGGCGGTGTACGAGATTGAACGACTACGGGAGGCCGCAAAAGATCGGCCAAAAGATCGGCCAAATGAAGCCGCCAATGAGATTGAACGGTTGCGGGAACTGTTTGAATTGGAGCGCAAAGATAATATTGACGTGCGTCATCACCTTGCAAAGGCCAATGATCAGATTGAACGGCTACGGCATGAGATGGAACGCATTGCCGATGTGTCGGAGCAGCGTTGGCCAAATAGCCTTGTATCGCAAATTAACGAGATTGCCCGTGCGGCACTGATGGGGGGTGAGTGATGTGTTTTCAATTTAAGGGAACTGCAAGCATAAGAAACCCCGTGATGTGGCGGATATTTAATAGAATTGGTAATTGGACACGCCGTACACGACCTAGATATCGCAAATACTGAAGGAGGGTGAGTGATGGCTATCATTAAACAACATCTGCCGAATTACGTCTCTATTGACCCCAAAGAAGCGGAGTTTGAAACGCTCGAAGACTTGATGAATGTGGGGTTTGTTAAACAATGGACTGACAACCGTTGGGGAGATGATTTTCATCAATTCAGTATCAGCCATGATGATTGGATGGTGAGATCTGGTCACGAGGATTATATGCATCTTATGGCCGAACTGGATGGCGGGAAAAAGTGGTATGTCGTCGGTTACATTTATGGTTCGTCGCCAGAAGAGATTGGGCTTCCTGAATGGAAAATGGTGAAGGGTAGTGAGTAATGTTTGGGATTGCAATTAAAACAGAACGATCACCGTACCTTCAGACATTGAATGATTGCCGGTGCAGAGTGCGGATCAAACGGATCTGGACGCAGACCGAGATCGACAAGCGAAATCAAAAAATTGAGCAGATCAGCCAAATTAACTGGAACAAATAATGAGAAAAATAGGCCAACACGCTGGACGCTGGACGCCAGACAGGAGCAAGAACGCCCACGATCTGCTATTCGCGGGTATGTCCCTGATCAAAGCAGCACAAGCCATGGGCATCACTCGTAAGGCTTTGACGGACGCTTTAGTGAGACACAACGCAATGCCAAGGAGGGCATGGATATGATCGACAACCCCCACTATGTGACGCCTGAAAAAGCGCAAGAATTTGGTTGTGTGATGTCAATGGGAAGGAATAACCCCAGTATTATTTATCAGGCGTGTCTTGGCGACAAGTGCATGGCTTGGCGGTGGCGTCCGGCTGGTCATCAAGACCTGATGCGGGGGCTTGGGCTTCCCCTTCCGCTTGTGCCTGAGGAGCCAATGACACATGGATACTGCGGGATGATTAGGAGTTAACAATGAATGTTTTGCCAACCATACAGCGGCTAAAGATCATTTTGGGCAATTTGCTTCAGATGGAGTTCGGTCATGACTGATGAAATAACCAAAGCCTATCGGGAATTAAGCGCACTAATTGACGGAGGAACCAAAATGACTGACTGGCAACCAATAGAAACAGCACCAAAAGACCGTCCAATTTTAGTGTACGGTAATAAGGAAAAAGGTGATCAGGCTGAGTTTGGTCAACGAATTGCGGTGGCGGTGTATCATAGTGAAATGCAACTAATATCTGGCGACAGGCCGATGTTTGTTTATGCACCTCACCGTGTTGAGGGTGATGGGCCGGAACGTTGTATCTGCCCGTCTCATTGGATGGAATTGCCGGAGGAGCCACAATGACATGGCAACCAATAGAAACCTGCCCAAAAGATGAATGGGTATTAGTTTGTGAACCCGGTTGGCATCTTATGGTTGCCAAATGGATTTACGCAGACCAATGGCAATATGCTCAAATTGATGATCCTAAGTTTTATTTAAGTTGCCGTCCTACCCATTGGATGCACCTGCCAGAATTGCCGGAACTTCCAAAATGACTGAACACAAAGCCGTTGGCTTCTCTTATAACATAATTGGCGATGTTAACGAAAACAAATGTGTTGAGCCAGAAAAGCGGTGGGTAGGGGGAAAATATGGCTGGGCAGCGCATAGGTTTCCTATAAAGGGCGGAATAACAAAACGGGAAATGACACGGCGTATGTTGATGGATTCAATGTATGAGGCCAGAAATACAATGTTGATAGATTTGTTTAGTAAAACGGAGCCGCCAAAATGATTACCCGCCGTGGGGTTATTCAAGGGCTTGTTAGTTTTGTAGCCGCACCTGCGGTTATAAGGGTAGGCACGTTAATGCCAGTAAAGGTCATGCCGCCTGAATTTGTATTACAGGAAATGAGTAGTGCATTAAGACTTTCAGAAATAAGAGAATTACTTATGCCGGGGCTTCGGGCAGCACTAAACGATCAATTATTTATTAACGGGGAGGTGCAGTGGTGATGGATATTGTAGAACGGTTGCGAAACAACAAAGGCGGAGAATCTTATACTTGGCAAACAATTACCGATGCCGCCGATGAGATTGAACGGCTACGCAGTCGCCTTGAGAAGCCAACACCGGCTATGCTAGAGGCAGGCAGGGCGGCGAACAGGCTGGTGGCAGATAACGCGCTTGGGCTGGCCTGCATAGCACCGGATGCTGCATGGGCAGCTATGGCTAACCTTGTTTTATCGGAGGATAAATGATGAAAAACTGGACGTTAGCCAAGTGGCTAAAAGAGCTTGATGACCACGCCAAGAAGGATTTGTATTTTGAGATTAGCGGTTACGATGCGGGTCTTTTACGGGATCGGATCAACCGCCTGCAGGAAGAGAACGACCGCCAGAGGGAGAAAATTATGTTGCTCAATTCAGCACTGCAGACAAAGCATGAAATGATTCGCGTAAGGGAGACCCATAAATGAGACAGCCAACATTACTGGAGCTGGTACGGGCGCAGGCTCTGGCCCAGCAGCGCGGATATCTGGCGCGTGTGAAGAAGCTTGATAAGATCATCAAACGCATGGTAGCGTTAGCTTCCTCCTAGACTTGGGGCCGCTCGAAAGGGTGGCCCTATTTTTTTATCACGGTCGTGCATTTTTTTGTTTGACATGGAATATAGGTGTGCTATGTATAGGTCGTCGGGGGCACGGTGCTCCTGCCTAGATGGAGATTGAAGATGCAAAATGTGTTTTATGTGTACCAAGACCAGTATGGCTTCCGCGTTGCAGTGAAGACCAATTATGGCACATGGGTCGAGCAGACATTTGCTGACAATGCACCAATCTTCAACACACAGATGGGCGCTTATGCCTACATTGCGGAGCACACGAAATGATCATCCCAACGGTTCACCTGAACGGCACCAGTGGCCAAGATCTGCTCGACCGAAACCAAGCAGTTCTTGATGCCCTGCTGGCCGTGCGCGAGGCTATGATGGCCGCAACGCCAAACGCCCGTGATTATTACCCGCAAGGCGAGGATGCCTTTGGTGAGGCCCGTGAGGCCTTTAGGAAGCAGTATCATATCATTGGTGACCTGATCCTAGATTTTGACGCTATGATGATGAGCATCGACGAACAAATAAATCCGTAGGTCATGCATTTTTTTGTTTGACATGAGTTTGGCGGCATGCCATAAAGATCAGGCGGGACACGGTGTCCCCCCAGATGGAGATTGAAGATGATGAAATTTCGTTTTGGCAACTTTGAAGGTTGGTTGATGGGCAAAATGAATTGGGCTGTCGTTGACCGTCGTACTCGTCAAGTTGTTGGCATGGCCACCAATATGAGCGAATGCTCCCGCATTGCTGAACGTCTTTACAACGCAGAAAAGCAGTCCTGATAACGGGGGCTTCGGCCCCCTCCCCACCTAGATGGAGATTTAGATATGAATTACGACCAACGCCACGGCGGACCATATGATCGCGGATCGGCAGACGCCTATTATCGTCGGGATTTTAATCCGCATTATTTTGAGGGTTCCAAACGGATCCCTATCGAGGCAGGCACACCAGAATACGCCGCATATCGTGAAGGCTATCTGCAACAAGAAGATTTCAAGGATTGGGGTTGATTATGACCGAAGATGAAAAGACTTGCTACGCCGAAGGATCCTACGCAGCCCGTACCGGCGAACTGTATGACAGCAACCCTTACCCCGCCTACCATGAGTATCATAGCGACTGGGCTGCAGGCTGGATTGACGGCGCACAGCGGGTCTATACCGAGCTGAAGGTGACCCAGCGCGTTCTCAACAACATGGTCAATGAGCGCCGCGAACTGCAGGCCAAGTTGGAACAGGTAGAAGCCGAATATGACGCATTCGCAATTGAGATGGGGTATTGATCATGGCAAACGCAAAAACACGTACTGTCACCCTCCGCAGCATCATTACTAATGCCGCGTTCCGCAAAGGCTATGAGGAGGCCAAGAAAGGCTTACCACTGGCCGCTGACGGCTTTGATTACAAAACGGTGTGGCAGTACGAGCGCGGACGCCAGTTCGCCTTCTGCTACGACGGCAGGCTCAAGGAAGGCAACCGCGTCAGGATGGATGCGCTTTATGCCCTTGGTGGGGCCATGAACGCCGGTCACGTTCTTTAAGAGATACCCACCCCGGTGGTGTTCCCTGCAGCCGCGACAGTAACGGGCAAGCGTTGAAGGCGCTACAAGGGTCGGTTCCAGAACTGGGAATGGGTGTTGTTATGTAACTGGTGAAACCGACCAAACTGTCTAGGGGGCCGTTTAACGACGGCCCCCTTAGCTTTATGGGGCAGGGGCTATGGCTAGCACACACTCATGCGCATCCATTGTCTTAAGCCATGCCCCCCGTGCAGCATGGCAGCATTGTGTCCTAACAAACGGACGTATCAGCCGCTCGACCAAGCCGCGAACACAAGGCAGCAGGGCCAACTAGTCCGAGGGCAAACTTGTAAACAATCCTTACAAGTTGCGGCCCTCATCTTTATTTCGGAGCAGTGGGGTTGAACCCACATCGCCTGCCAGTAGGTGCAGGAACTTGCTTAGACGATGCCCCGAATAGATGGTGAAGAGGGTTGGATTCGAACCAACTCCGTTTCTATGTGCCGGATTTACAGTCCGGTGCCCATCCGCCGTCTGAGCAGCCTCTTCGAATAGATGGTCAAAGTGGTAGGATTTGAACCTACGGCCCTCTGGTCCCAAACCAGATGCGCTACCAGACTGCGCTACACTTTGAAAAACTCATGCCCCCCGGTAGTGTGCTGGGCAGGAACGTGCCGGGGAGTTCTTATTCCTCGTCTTCGCTATCGTCAAGCTCGACAAGCTCGTCTTCGCCGTCCTCGCCCTTCACAAGCACCAGAATGGGCTTGTTGAACGCCTCTGTCATGTTGTCGTAGTCGTCGCAGAGCTCTTCGAAGCTGTCGCCAATGGCGCTGGCGTCTTCCTCTGACCAGAACTCGATGTCGCCTTCGCTGTCGTAGAAGACTTCACGGATGACGAAAACGTCTTCCGAGAACAGAACATCGTCTTCGGCTGGGATCATGATAACGCGGTAATTCCAAGTCATGGGTCGGGTCTCCTTGGGAGGTGCTGTGTGCATTAGGAAGTAGTTGAATCTGAAGGGAAGCATGGGGTTTCTCCGTTAGCTGGCCTAATATGCCATAGGTGTGTGACGATTTATAGATACGTCTTAACTTATACGGATTTATTTAAACCTATGAAAACTAAGTTATTGAATTTGCTTATAAAAATGCAAGTTACTTGTTGGAAATGTCACTTATGGCCACTTCCTGATATACTGTTATTGGATACACCCTAGAGACACTCTCAAAATAGATTAGAGATATAAAGATACACTATAGCACCCCCTGAGATATAAGAGAGAGTTATAATAATAATTATAAATAATAATAATAAGTAATAAATAAAGAATAAGAAGAAGAGCAAAATCAAGGACTTGTGACAATCGGTTGATAAAATGGTTTATGAGTATCAATCATTTATTTAAAATAAGTATGAAAATCCTTAATAAAAGATTGATTCAATGATTTCGTTGTGACAAAAGATTTTAGTAAACCAAATAGGAGAAAAACATGTTTGCAATCGAAAACGGCATCAAGCCAAACAGAGACTTGTTGGATTCGGCTCCATGGCACATGATGTGTGAAGGTCAATCCTTCTATGTCAGCAAAAAAGAATCTTCTCATGCTAAGGTCACTCGCGCATGCTCGAAGTGGTCAGCCTCTCTTAGAAAGACATTTATTGCAGAGAAGGAGGGTGATGGAAGCCGAGTTTTTATGACTTCAAATGTAGTTAAAAAGGAAAACAATGTAGAAGTTTGGATTAAGGATGTAATTTCTCGTAATGAAAACGGCGAAACCGCTGGGATTATTGTTAATAAACTTAGAAGGTTTGACAAGGATATTGTTTTAAAGGCTTTAAAAAACTTAGAAAAAGATGGTGTCTTGAATGTGAATATTTCAATTCATCCAAGAAAGAAGTTTAAGTTTTATCGTTATACGCTTGCATGATGGGGGTTTCTTTTTCCTGTCAGTGGTGTATAACCTGTCAGAACAGGAGATATAAATGGCGAAACGCGGACCACCACGGCTGATGAACGACGGCATGAAGGCTTATGTCTGTGAGCAGATCGCGATTGGGCGTTCGGCGACTGACATCTGCGCGGATGCGGAAGTGGGGCTTGATTACCGCACCATGAACCGAGAATTGCATCGCGACCCCTATTTTATGTCAGAATACGCCCGTGCGCGTGAATTAAGCATCGAGCCGCGCGTTGAGGAAAACGAGGCGATCCTGCGCGGCATTGGCGAGTGGAAAGACGTTGCATGGGATATCCGCAAGGAACTGGTGAACGAGCGCCGGTGGCAGGCGATTCGCTTGGCGCGGTTCCGGTATGGCGAGAAGATCGACGTCAACGCCAACATCAAGGTGGTCGAAGGCCGCGTGATCGAGGCGGAGGCTTTGGACATGGATCAGCTTCTGGCGGTGCGGGAAGCTTTGGTAGCAGCAATCGAGGGGCCAGATGAAGACGAAATGGAAGATTAATTGGGTCGGCTTCGGCTGGCGCACATGGTGGCGGACGAACGCATACTCTGATCGTTGGCAGGATATTCAATATTGGCGCTTCGGGCCAATCAGGATTGAAAAGTGGATAGAAAAGGAGAATAACGATGTATAAACGCGCAGAGCAATTGTATGCCCTTTGGCATAAGCAGGCATATCCAACATTGAAGCTAATGTGGGATCGTGAGCCTGAAGGACATCGCCGCGGCTGGTATGATGTGGCCGCTGCCGAGGCTGCACTGATCGATCAGGTCGAGAACCGCTATTCGATTGAAGAAGACCGTCTGAAGGACGACATGGCCACGATGGTCAAGCGCAAGCATTACAACGACGCGATCAAGAGCCTCGCAACCTGCCAGCAGCAGATCGAGACGCTGGTTGTGGAGCTTCGCAAGCACGATCCTGACAGCGCGATTGCACACGATGCGGCCATCGTCATGGACCTGATCGAAGCCATGATCGTGCTTAACCCCGACATGCAGACTGAGGACTGGAAGGCTGATCAGAAGGTCAAGCAGGACAAGCGTGACGCCGAGTATCGTGTTGCCGAGGAGAAGCGCCGCGCCGTTGTGCAGGCAGCAATGTGGAAGGATGAGCCAAGCTATAGCGACGGCTGGGAAATGGCAGACAAAGTAGCCCAATCATTTAGCGACCGGTACAAGTGGACTAGGGACAATGTCGGCGGCGCTGTCGGCAAGGACTACAAGCCATGAAACGCGCCATCTCACACATCAACGCATTCAACGAGTGGCTGGCGCGACATACTGTCACAGCCATGTCGTCGATGGCCTGCGTTTATGCGTTTACCATCTGGTCGCTGCTGCCGACGCTCGACAAGGGCTGGGAGCAGATCGTCTTCTATGTCAGCGGGGGAGTTATTCAGCTCGTGGCATTACCCTTGATCATGGTGGGCCAGCGGCTTGAAGGCAAAGACAACGACCGGCGCTCGAAGCAGGATCACGAGATGCTAAAGCGGATCCTAAAGCACTTAGAGGATGGAAAATCATGATCAGCCTCTTGACCGCTCAAACCATCGACCGTGCGATCACGCTGTATTCGGTGTTCAACCAGCACCAAAGCCCAGCGATCCCGTACCATCTTCTCACACGAGCGCAAAGGCGGGGCTGGGAAGCCGTCGCCGAGTTCATGGCCATTGACCGTACCGAGATCGGAATGATGGAAGACATCAACACCGTGCTACGAGATCGGCTGTGGGCCATCATGCAGCAATGCGCTGACCAGCTCGGCGTTGACATCGAAGTGGACCGTTACTGATGATTACGCATGATGAACTAACCCGAAAGCTATACGAAGCTTGGTGCGCCCAAATGAAGAAGGATGGCTTTAACCTTTCCTTGGATTGGGAGAACCTTCAACCAGCAATCAAACGTTGCTGGTCTGCCGTGGCCGACGCGGCATGGGAGCACGTCGAGGGCGAGAACGCGATCTGGGCTCAAGACGCTTCGCGAAAGGAAGAGGAACTTCGCGAACTGCTGGTTGAGTTCATGAACCGTGCGGAGGTATTGATCGGGTGACCTTCATGATGCTCGACGGCCAGAAGATTAACCTTGACGCCTCGCGGTTCGCGGTCGAGAAGCGCATGTGCGAACTCTCGTTCGTCGAGTACATCAAGCAGGCTTGGCACGTCATCGAGCCCGGCCAAGAGTACAAGCACAACTGGCACATCGACGCCATTGCAGATCACCTGACCGCCATCACCAACGAGATGATGATCGACGATGAGCGATATTACGCCCGTTTACTGATCAACGTCCCGCCGGGCGCGATGAAGTCCCTGCTTTGCAACGTGCTGTGGCCCTCGTGGGAATGGGGGCCGCGTGACATGGCATACCTGCGCTATGTCTGCGCCTCCCACAATGTGGACCTCGCCATCCGTGACAGCACCAAGATGCGCCGCCTGATCCAGTCCGAATGGTATCAGGAACGCTGGGGCGACCGCGTCACGCTGACCGGCGACCAGAACGCCAAGACCAAGTTCGAAACCACGGCCAGCGGCTTCCGGCAGGCCATCGCCATGACCTCGATCACTGGCTCCCGTGGCGACCGCGTCATCATCGATGACCCGCATTCAGTCAACAGCGCCAACTCCGAGGCCGAGCGCCAGACGGTCACCGAGACCTTCGAACGCGCCATCCCCACCCGACTTAACAACCCCGACAAGTCGGCCATCGTGGTGATCATGCAGCGCCTGCACGAAGAAGACGTGTCCGGCATCATCATCGAGAAGCAGATGGGCTATGACCACATCATGATCCCGATGGAGTACGACCCCGACCGTGCGGCACCCACGATGTTGGGATGGCAAGACCCCCGCACCGTCAAAGGGGAGCTGATGTTTCCGAACCGGTTCCCCAAGTTCGTGGTGGAACGCGACAAGAAGATCATGGGCACCTACGCCGCGTCCGGCCAGTTCCAGCAGCAGCCGACACCGGAGGATGGCGGTATCATCAAGCGCAAGCACTGGCAGTTGTGGGACGACCCCAAATTCCCGCCGTTCGATTACATCATCGGATCGCTGGACACCGCCTACACCCAGAAGACCGAGAACGATCCATCGGCCATGACCGTCTGGGGCATCTGGACGGATGACCCCAAGACCCATGCCACTCGCATGCTGGGCAAGAACGGCTACCACATTGTACGTACATACGACGAGAAGGAAGTTCCGCCTCGGATCATGCTGATCCATGCTTGGCAGGAACACCTCGAGATGCCCGACCTGATAACCAAGGTCAGCGAAAGCTGCCAGAAGTGGAAGGTGTCCAAGCTTCTCATCGAAAACAAGTCTGTGGGTATGCCAGTTGCCAGAGAGCTAAGAAGGATGTATGCAGGAAGGGATTTCGGCGTCCAGCTCGAAGACCCCGGCTCTATCGACAAGATGGCCCGTCTCTATTCGGTGCAGCATCTGTTCGAGGAAGGGCTGGTCTACTGCCCCGACAAGGCATGGGCGGATGAGGTGATCAGCCAGTGCATGCGCTTCCCGAAAGCCAAGCACGACGATTTAGTAGATACAGTTTCGATGGCTATGCGCTACTTGCGCCGTTCTGGGTTCATCCTCAGGACAGACGAGGTGTCGCAGGCATACGAGGATGCCCGTCAGCACGGCGGTCGTCCACCGGAACCGCTTTACGGGGTGTGACATGGACGTTTGTTACGGGCTGAAGGTGCAAAAGGATGTCTGGATTGCCCCCAACAAAGAGATCAAGGGCAAGTGGATGCAGACCCACCGTTGGACGCGTCAAATTATTGACGTCGAGAAGTTCAACAGCGCCGAAAGCGCCCAAGCCTACGCCGATGGATATGGTTTGCTGGGCTGCAAGCCTGCGGTTATCCCGCCTTCAAACCTGCCCACCGCCCCCGAAGGCGGCACTCCAGTAGCCGTTGCGGCATAGGATGATCATGGAAGACTTCGAGATTGAAATTCAGGAAGACGCGCCGACCACGGAGATGGACGAGCATGGCAACATCATGTCCATCCAGCTTCCCGACGGCTCCATAGAGTTTACGATGGACGGGTCGCCGCTAGAGAAGGCTGAGAAGCCAACGCGAGAAGGCTGGTTCGACAACATCGTCGAGGATATCTCGAAGGACGAGCTGACCCGCATCGCCGAAGAACTGATGAAGGGTATCGAGGGTGATCTTAAGTCGCGTCAAGAATGGATCGAGGACCGCGCTCAGGGCATTAAGCTTCTGGGCCTTAAGGTTGAAATTCCGGGCCTCGCCGGAGCCGCTGACGGAGCGCCCGTTGAGGGTATGTCCCGCGTTCGGCACCCGCTCCTGCTCGAGGCGGTGCTACGCTTTCAAGCCAATGCCCGGTCGGAGCTATTGCCTACGGATGGCCCCGTAAAAATCCGCGAGGACAACAACAACGCGAACGATGCTTCCGACGAGTTGGCCAATGACCTTGAGAACGACCTCAACCATTACCTCACGGCCACTGCCCGAGAGTATTACCCTGATACCGACCGAATGCTCCTCATGTTGGGCTTTGGCGGGACGGCGTTCAAGAAGGTATATTTCTGTCCCCTTCGCAACCGTCCAGTTAGCGAAAGCATCGACGCCGACGACCTCATCGTCAACAACAGCGCCACCGACCTCTACAACTCGACACGCGTAACCCATCGCATCTACATGAAGCCATCGACCGTCAAGCGGATGCAAATCCTTGGCGTTTATAGCGATGTGGAACTGTCGAACGCAAAGCAGGCCAAGCTCGACGCGGCGCAGCGCGAGAAGAAGGCGCAGCAGGGCATCAGCGAGAACGAGAACGATCCCGAGGATCGTGACCGCGAAATCTACGAGTGCTATTGCGAATTGGAAATCGCAGCCTTTGAGCATCGCCGCAACGGCAAGCAAACCGGTCTGGAGATACCTTACCGCGTGACCATTGACGTCTCGTCGCGTGAAATTTTAAGCATTGTCAGGAATTATGATGAGGATACCAAGGATTTGCCGGAGCCTCGGCAGACGTTTGTTAAGTACACCTTCATACCGGGGCTGGGGTTTTATGATCTGGGTCTCCTGCACATCTTAGGCAACACGACCAATGCATTGACCGCAGCATGGCGCGAAATGCTTGATGCTGGCATGTACGCCAACTTCCCCGGCTTCCTGTATTCCGATGCGGGTGCGCGGCAGAATACCAACATCTTCCGCATTCCTCCCGGCGGTGGTGCCTTGATCAAGACCGGTGGCGCTCCGATCTCGGATGCCGTCATGCCGCTTCCGTATAAGGATGTCGGCCCCGGCTTGATGACCCTTGTGGATAGCATCAATACCACCGGCATGCGTGTCGGCGGCACTGCCGAGCAGGCTGTCGGCGAAGGCAAGCAAGATGCGCCGGTGGGCACCACGATTGCGCTGATCGATCAGGCAACCAAGGTTTTGAACGCCGTTCACAAGCGCATGCATACCGCGCAGTCGGAAGAGTTCGAGCTGCTGGTCCGCTGCTTCCGCGAGAACCCTGATTCGTTTTGGCAGCAAAACAAGCGCCCGGCCCGTCAGTGGGACGAGGAAACCTTCCTTCGCGCTATTGATCAAGTGGATCTCGTGCCGCAGGCAGACCCTAATACGGCCAGCCAGACACAGCGCCTGATGAAGGTGATGGCGTTGAAGCAGCTGCAGGCTACAAACCCAGCGATGTACGACCCGATTGCTGTCGATCGTATGGCACTGCAGGCCATCGGATGGTCTAATCCTGAGCAGTTCATGGTGCCCCCAGAGGCAATGGGCCAGCAAAGCAACCCCGAGGCGCAGGCCAAGATGGCCGAGCTGCAGATCAAGAAGCAGGACAGCGACACCAAGCTCATGCTGGCCAAGGGCAAGGTTGCGCTTGATGGTGCGCAACTGCACATGGACAACAACAAGGCCTCGCTGGAAGCCCACAAGACATTCGGCCAAGGCGGCGTTGTGCCACCTGCTGAGAAGAGCGACCACGAGAAGCGCGTCGATGGCATTGACCTGATCATCAAGGAAAAGCTGGCCGACGCCAAGATCGCCGAGACCAAGATCAAGGCTGCCGAGCTGGCCCAGAAGGCGCAGGACGACAAGGTGACCAACGCCCTGAAGCAGGAAGACATCCAAGCGAAGGAACGCATCCAGATGATCGATCTGGCGCAGAATATCGCCGTGCATCCCGAGAGTGACCCCGCCGTCCACCAGCTACTGGGCAACGTGATCCCATCAATTACACAGGGCAAGCAAAATGGATGACGCGCTCCGCAAGCTGGCACAGTCGGTACATGTGATCCACCATCTCCGTGGAATGGCTCAAACACCGATTTTGGATAAAATGAGTATTAATCCAATGGAAATTGCCAAGGCTGTAAAGCCTTTGCATCGTGCGGATGGCGGTCGAGATGATATGCCACGCGTTGGTATAGGCCACAATATGCCTCCTGAGCCAATAGAAACATCAATGCCAATTGGTGAATTGCATCCTCATTTAATTTCACAACGGTTGCCGACAGCGGTAAAAACCGAAGAAGACCCAATTAAGCGGCATCTTTTGGTTAATTTGGAAGCAGCCAAACAACATCGACCATCGTTTTCACATAACGTCAACTTAATGAAGACATATAATCAATTGCCGCATGATCAAATGCACGGCGATGATGATGAATTGGCCGAGCGTTTCATTAATCATTACAAAGATAACCTTCTTGCTATTCATGATGCAATGGAGCCGGGGTTTCGTGAACGCACTCGCCATTGGTATGTAGGCGCAAATAAATTTGCAAATGATTTGGCTGATCGTCACAGCGTTCAACCTTCTGTAGCGGCTGCTTCTCTTGCTGCAACATCACCTCAAAAAGATTGGTTCCAAAATGCTTCCATTGGTGAACGCATTATGGATATCCATCATTATCATCAAGATACCCCATACACCCGTGATATGGAAATGACAGCCAACAGGATCTTTGGCCAAGGTAAGTTTTCAACAATGTTAGATCGCATGCGCGGTAAAACTTATGGTGAACTTACTGATCCAAAGCAAAAAGCTGCTTGGATCCGTCTTTTTGATGAGACGTATAATGATCCATCATATCGTTCAATTTCCCCAACCGGCGAATTAGGTGATTTTGTCAAGACCGGCAAAGGTCAAAACGCCAGAATGGCGTGGGGATCTCTTTCCGAAATTGCTAAAGGCGTAAGAGCAATATTGGCAGGAGGAAATCGTGAAGCTAACAGTGATTTGATGGGTGAACGGCATAAAATCCGTAATTTTTACAATAATATTTTGGATCCGCACTCACCCACACATGATGTAACCGTAGATACACATGCAGTTGCTGGTGCTCATCTCATGCCTTATGGAGCAAATGGTACACCTGTTGCTCACAACTTTAAAAACTCTCCAGAAGCTGGTTTTCAGGCAGCCAAAGGAAGCAATTCAACCGGTATTCAAGGAACTTACCCGTTTTATACAGAGGCGGTTAGACGCGCTTCACATGAGCGCGGTGTTGAACCAAGAGAAATGCAATCTATCACTTGGGAAGGTGCTAGAGCCTTATTCCCTGATACGTTTAAAACCCCAAAAAACATTGCAATTGTTGATGGAATATGGAAAAGTCATCAACGCGGTGAAATTTCTGCTGATCAAGCCAGAAAGCAAATTTTAGATTTTGCTGGCGCTCAAAATGGAGTGATACATGACCCCTCACAGGGAGCCGGACTGGAAGGAATGGGTGGATTTCATGAAGGAAAACCACATTCCACTTACCAGAGAAAATTACTTGAAACTAATGTACATGGGCAACCCACCGGCATGGTCGGCGGAGTTGGAGGAGGAGCTACCCCCCAGTTTACAGGATTGGACCCACAAGACATTCAAGGGTTCTCACGACACCGCCAACTCGCAAATGCCGCACAAGCAGCGTGGGGGTCCAGTGTCCTCCCCTCATCATTTAGACGCGTATCTGGAAAAGATCGGGGATTGGACGTAGCACCTTCTTTTGATGCACCTATTACCGCCATACATACACCTACTGATGATGCAAAAGCACATTTTGATAATGCAGGCATATCCGCGCCACCAATGTTGCAATTGGGACGCGGATCAAAAAGCGCAAAAGCTTTTCATCAAGCGATTATAGCTGCTCAAAATAGCCATCCTAATGGATCTTCAGTAGCAGCAAAGTCGCCAGAAGAATATAAAAACACTAACATGTTTATGACCCCTGATGGCGGGGCTGGATTCGCTTTAGATGGCGATGACATTGTTTCTGTTTTTAATCATGCTCAAAGCCCACATAGACACATTTCTAATGCTATGATGCAACTTGCCATCCAGCAAGGAGGACGGCGTCTTGATGCATATGATACCGCTTTGCCCCATATTTACAGCCGAAATAAAATGACCGTTTCGGCCAGAACGCCTTGGAACGAAGAGTATAAGCCTGATGGATGGAACCATGCAGATTACGCTCAATTTAACAATGGTCGTCCAGATGTTGTTACAATGGCGTTTAATCCTAAGCAATCTTCGTTATATGATGGAAAACAAGGTAAAACAGTTTCAACTTATGATGAAGCTTTGGCTCTTCAGCAAAAAGATGTGCTGAAAGCAAATAAGCAAATTGCAAATATGTCTTCAGAGAAAAAATTTGCCACCGGCGGCGTCGTCCGCCGCGCATATATGAAGGGTGGCAAGGTAGAGGGCAGTATTTGGCACGGTAAAGACGCAAATGTTGAATATGGAGAGCCAACCAATTCAGCAATTGTCCAGCATGTGCTGGCCAAGATCGCCGCACCGTTGCCTGCGTCGGTTCCCCCTTTAGGCAACGTGACGGGACGCCGTCAATAAACACTCTGGAGTAGTTACTATGGAAGAATACAAGAAAGACGACCGTGGCAGGTCCAAGGCCAAGCGCCTTACCAAGAATGACCCACAAGAGAAGGTGGACAGCTCGACGTGGACACCTGACGCAGCCGAAAACGCTGGCGTAAAGACAGGCGCACGTCCGATCTCGAAGCGCCTATACAAGAAGGGTGGCAAGGTCATTGGCAACAACCCTATCCCACGCGCCGACCGCAAGCCCCGCAAGTCCGGTGGCCGTGCGCTGACCGCTGATACCCTGATCAACCGCAACGTCCGCGAAGCCAACGAAGATCGCGAAGGCATCAAGCATGAGGGCGCATTCAAGAAGGGTGGTCGCACCAATAAGTTTGGCGGCGGCATGATTGGCAACAATCCTGTTTCCGATCAAAACAAGGCCATGGGCAAGGCTGCCGGTCCTATGAAGAAGGGTGGCAAGGTAAAACGTCATCACTATGCGGTTGACGGTTTTGTCCCGGGCACTGACCCAGAAGGTCAGGATCAGATTACACGCATGATCCAAAACGATGATGGGTTCCGCATGGGCGCACCGGGCCGTGGGTTGCCTGCTGAAGGCCCACCAGTCTTCAAGAAAAGCGCACCGCAGGTCGATCCAGATATCCATCCGGGTCGCAAACCTAAGTATGCCGATCAAATGGCCGCGAAGAAGGGCGGCAAGATCGAGCACGAGGACGTCGCCGAAGACAAGGCGCTGATCAAGCGCATGGTCAAACCTGAGGCCCGTACCGGTCGCAAGTCCGGCGGTGAAGCCATGCATCACAAGGATTGCACCTGCCATATGTGCAGCGGCGGTCGCACGATGAAGTATGCAGGTGGCGGCGTTTTCTCCGGCAATTCCAAAGAAAAAAACCCGGGCGAAGTCGGCGGTCGCAAGGCCCACGCCAAAGGTGGCCGCACCAAGGGCACCACTACGATCAACATCGTGATGGCCCCGCGCGGCGGTCAGGATCAGGCTAACATGCCTAACGCTCCTGTGATGCCACCAAAGCCTCCTATGGGCGTTCCTGTGCCACCTCCACAGATGGCAGGCGGCGCTCCTCAGATGCCTCCGCAGATGCCTCCGCAGATGCCGGGCCGCGCTACTGGTGGTCGTACCCGCAAAATGGTCGGCGGGTCGTTAGGCAATGCCGGTGGCATGCAGCCAATGCAGCAACCAATGCAGCAACCAATGATGGGCCAGCCTATGCAGCCGCCTATGGGTTACCCAATGCCTCGCAAGTCTGGTGGCCGTACCGGCTACCCGATTGATAGCGGCGCAGGCGGCGGCAATGCACGGCTCGAAAAGATCGAAGCCTACGGCCTAAAGCCACGCGGCAAATAAGTTTCTCTGGGCGGGGTTCGCAACCGCCCGGATGAGAGAGGACCGGACGCCTTTCCAGCCCCTTGGGGCGTCCGGTCTATCATTACAAGGGGTTAAAGAGGGC